TTCTGATGTTGATATAACACTTACAGGATCTGATGCTACTACAGATACAGTAAAGCTTGTTGCTGGTACTAATATTACACTAACTGATAGCGGCACCAATCAAGTTACAATAGATGCTGCCGGTGGAGGTGAGGCAAACACTGCTTCTAATGTAGGTACAGGAGCAGGTCAAGTCTTTAAACAAAAGACGGGTGTTGATCTAGAACTCAAGACTATAAAAGCTGGTACTAACATTACTGTTACAAATAATGTAGATGATATAACAATTGATGCAACAGGTGGCAGTGGTGAAGTTAATACAGCATCTAATGTTGGAGTTGGAGATGGAGTTTTCAAGCAAAAAACTGGAGTAGATTTAGAGTTTAAATCATTAGTTGCAGGTACAAATATAACTTTAACTTCAGGAACAGATACAATTACCATTGATGCAGCAGGTGGTTCTGGTGGATCAGGTATATGGGGAATTGCTAATGCGGCTGGTGTTTATACTTTTTATTCTACAATAGCTTTAGCTAATGCTGCAGCTAGTGCAGGAGATACAATTGTACTATTTACAAATGTTACTGAAACAGGTGCAGTTACTTGGAATCTTGTTAATGGTGTAAATATAAATTTAAATGGTCATACTTACACTTTAGATAATGCCGCAGCTATTGCAGCAATTACAGATAATGCAGTTGCGGTTGAATGTAAAATATCAAATGGAATTATACAAAGATTAAATGGTGCAGGATTAGCGATAGCTGCCGCATTTACAAACGCATCCAGTGAAATTATTCTTGATAATGTAAAAGTTATAGAAGCAGCAGCAGGTATTGCTTTAAGTACTGCAGGTAAAGTTTATGGTGGTATATACGAAAGTGGTTCCCCAGTAGGAGCAGTTTTAGCAAATAGTTCCACTAGTGAAATATATAATGCAATAATACTTGGCGGTAGAGTTGAAGTTAAGGGTGGTAAATTAGAAAATTGTTATGTTTCTACTAATTCATATGTAGATCTTAGTCTCTCTGGAATATTAGAAAGATGTACAATTATAGGAGAATCTGGATCACTTGCAGCAGTAAACTGTCAAAATACTGTATCAAATAATGGTAAAATGACTAACTGTGTAGTAAGATCTATAGGAGGTACTCCTGCCTTAGTTCAAAATACATCAATATCATTTTTCCATAATTGTTATTTTGAAAGTACTGCAGAGAATGCAGTAGAAACTACACTTGGTTATTTTTATGGTTGTACTTTTTATTCTGTATCTAGAGTAGCTGTTGATGCTCAACGATCTAAATTCCATAATTGTAATATGTATTCATTAACAAATGGAGGAGTGCAAACAGGTGCAGAAGGAGCTAATTACTTTTATGGTTGTAATATAACTTCTTTATTTGCAACTACAGATGCTTGTACAATAACTGCAACTGGTACTGCAGGAGCAAATATATTTTCAATGTGTAACTTTGAAGTACAATCTTCAACTGATTTTGGAATTGCATCAACTGTAGCTTCAGATGTTTATTTAATTGGTAATACTTTTAATGGTATGGCTACAGCAATAGATGGTAATACAACAAATATTCAAAGTACCGCAAATCAACATGATAAATTTGGTAACGTTTTAATAGGGTAATTATGGCATATACAGCATTAAACTTAGGATATATACCAACAGCAGGTTATGAGTACACAGGTACTACAGATAGTAGTGCTGATTGGGCGAGTGTACCTAATGAAACTTATTTCTTTGATAAAACAGAGAGACAAGTTTATTACAAAGATGTCAATGGTGGTGTATATGGTGCTTATGCAGGTGGTGAAGAAGGAGTATTAAATACATTTAATATATCATCTAGTCAGTGGAGTAGAACAGCTCCATTAACAAACTTACTTGATGGTCAAACTGCCAACGGTTTTACTTTTTTTAGAGATGATTTATACGCTAGTGAGTTGACATTGGGCACCCCAACTGGTTCTGGTTATACAATTGCCAATGATGTTCCTACTACTACTACTGGATCAGGAGATAATAATTTAACAGTAAATATTTTAGCTGTTGCAGGAGGGCGAATTACCCAATTAGAAGTAGCTAATCCTGGATTTGGTTATACGTTACGTGATACAATTACAATAACTCAAGCTGGATCAACAAATGATCAAACAGCTACTATAACAGATGTAGCAAGTGATAAGTCTTTACCATCTGTAGCTATACTAACTATTGATAATCCTGGAACTGGTTATAGTACTGGTACAGCAATACAAGTATCTGGAGGTACTGGAGTTGGTTTATTAGTAAACATAGATTCTGTTGGTGGAAGTGGTGAGATTACCGGAGTATCAATTAATGATAAAGGTGACAGATATACAAATGGTGATTCAGTTACAGTAGAGTCTGGAAACCGTGATGCAACTTTAACTTTAACTTGTTATGAGGCAGGTACAACAGTATATGATCAGTACAATATAGCTTATGGTCTTAGTGTTAGTTTAAGTGGTACAAGCGGAACGGCAAATATCCGTATTGGAGGGTCAGATTATTTAGCTACGTTCAATACTGATTTATTTACAACAGCACAAGATTGGGAAGATTTATATGGAGATACTTTAAGAGCTTTAAATATTAGATCTTTTGTTTTAGGAAGTGGTACAGATGCTAGAATAAGATTCTGTGCGCCAAGAGCTACATTATTAACTTTATCAATAGCTAATGTATCAGGAGACTTAAGTGGAACTATATTAAATGAATTTACTGGAGGGACACTTCCGCAACCTGATCATTTGTTAATACCTTATGTAGGCAAACCATACTTTGGTAAAAGAATACAGCATATTATCCGAGTAAACTTTAATGTAAATACAGGGCCTGTAAAATATGCAACTTTACAATTACGTAGATATGCAAATGACTCTGTGATTGGTAGTGGTATACCTGTTCAAAGATATGATAATACTTCTGGAATTACAGGACAGCAGCACAATTTTGTAACTTACACTGCAAGTCCTGTAGATAGTTTTGTATTAGGAGGTTTTTACTTTGCATTAGAAAATCAATCAGGTACAGATTGGGAAATTGAAGGTTCTGCTGGTATATTAGTTCAGAATACATTCTCCAACGAAACAAGTTTTTAAAGGTACCCATCAGAACACCTTAACTGATGGGGTTGGTTTACCTTTATTATGTACACAGAATTGGGTATGGTGTTTTTAAATTCCACTAGGGCTGTGGATCCTTTCTACTAGCTACTAAGTAAATTAAAAGGATGGCAATTAATGCCTTTAATATGAGCCCTAAGTCTATCAAATCTCAAAATCAAATTCATCATTAATCTCATCTTCATGAACATGAATGACTTCAGGGTTATTATCAACTCCATATAATTGGGATGATAATTCATCTTCAGTAATTTCATCTTCAATCTGATCTTCTGTATTAACTGAATCTCTAGGAGTAACTCCCATTCCATTTAATACATTAGCTACCATAAAGTCATGGAAGTTTTTTGTATCACTTAACCATGCTCTAGGATGAACTGATTTATACGAGTGTGTTACATGATTATAGAAAGCCCATGCATTCTCTTGATCACATTGGTAATCATATGATGGTTTTTCCATCTCATCTTTAACACAACTCATTTGTCTTGGACTAATAAGATCTTCATTAAAATACATGCGTCCAAGTAATTGAGCTTGCTCTTTAAATGTTAGAGGAGTATTTCTTAGATTATCTCTATCATCTTTAATCCGGTCAAATGCTTTCTGAGCATTTTTAATTTGACTTGATATCTGCATTTTAATTTCCTGATCTGCGGTACCTGTATGCTTTCTAGCATAATTCAGTTCTCCACAAACCATTCCATTACTACATGCAAATACATGTGCTCCAATAGCACATTGGAATCTGATAGATTTATCATAAGAGTTTGTCCAGGCAAACATCATACCTATTTCATTGTCATCATGACCTGATAAAGGTTTTATATGATAAATACCTTGGGCTACTTCTCCACGATTATTAGCTCTATATAATTCATTTGTAACAATAAATCCACTATTAGCAAGCATTTGCTTAGTGGTATCAATTACAAATTTGTGTGATATAACCGTATACGTATCAGCATGTGATGGCAACGGTGCGTTTACTACAAAGTCTCTTGTTACTTCTATTTGACTTTTCATAAATTAAACTTTATAAGTGTAAATATATTAATAATGTTGGACTATTCCAAATTATACAATTATTAAAAACATAACAATCAAGCATATTATGCCGAATATTATAGCAGATAATATTGTATGAAGTTTATGATTCATTAAAATAATTCTAATTGATTAATACTAGTATGTAATATTGAATTTATTTCAGATTCAATAGCTTTAATATAATAAGCAAGATCAATATTATAATCTTCCCACTTGGGTTCTAACTTTATTTCATTGAATAAGGTTTGCATCCATCTTCCGGCTTCATTTTGTATTTCTCTTCCATCTTTATTATTAATCCTTAGTATTTTAACGCTTTTTTCACCATGTTTGGATATGAAGTATCTATTGATCTTTTGAAGATCTTCTTCTTTATATATACCGTTATTTGATGATATAGCTACTTGCTTCCAATCACCTTTTGATTTTTTACCTATACAGTAGTCAAGTATATTTTTATTCTTTGCAAGATAGTCTTCTGGTAAGACATCCTTAACAAAGTAATTATAAATAGCCTTTTTAACTACTAGTTTAGATTTATTCTTATGGAGTTGAAGTTCATGAAAATTAAATCTACCTTTTAACTTTACAGGAGCATACATAAAATCAGAACCTTTTACTTTAAATAAGTAATGTGGATTCTCTTCTTTTGCTTTTCTCCAGTTAGTTATATCAACAGATTTAAAATCATTTACTGCAATGTAATTATTAACATCACCAAGAACAAGTCTTTGATATGTGTCATGCTCAAGATTTAGTTGAGTTAGATCTTCCCACTGTTTGCAGATCTCTAAATATAGATCTTTTTTGTTTCTTGGAATTCTAATCTCTACACCATCTGTATTTTGCAATAAGCCAAATGCTTCTGGTATTGCGTCCAGTATCATATCATATAACATCATCAGACTAAGCTGACCATTGAGTGTTATACGCATGCATAGTTCAGGATCATAAAAGAAGCTATTCTCTTCATTGCTCAAACCAAATGTACTATTAAGTATAATTTTATATACATAGTTCATTGGATTAGACTTTGGGATTTTAACTCTCTCATTAAAGAACCATTCATACTGATCACAGAACTCTTCTTTTGGAAAGTGTGCGGGTGACCACTTATTCCGAATACATAGATTTGGATAGAAAGATGTAACATCCGAAGACATAATAATATGATCATCATCTGATTTATATACACCACTTTTTCTTGCACCGTGAATGCCACCTAATGCAAACGTTGTGTGTACACCTTTGTGTTCCATCTCATATCTAAACTGACCCTTAAGCCTCATTGCATCTAGCTCAAGAGATTTAAATCTTTCAAGAGCAGCTTTAAATTCAGGAGCATTAAACTTAATGTAAGGTAATATAAGATCTTTAACCTTAATTACATTTCTATAAGTCTTCATGTTCTTGATTTCCCCCGGGTTCATATCCAACTTCTTACCTAAATAATAAGCAAATAGTTCTTTAGCAATCTTTGGTTCAGAAGCACTAAATAGATTTATACCATATTGAGATGTAAGTTCTTTGCGTAACTTAATCTCTGATTTAGATCTATTAAATATTTCTTTAGTAGATGCAACATCATTAACACAATACTTAACTATTGTATCTAGCTCCTCTTGGGTTTTGATTTCTGTAGTATGATGTATAGGCATATCTAAAAGATTTTCCCAATCCATACTATACTGAATCCATTTAAGGCTAGAACGTTTAGCTGGGTTGTCCCAGTGGTGTAACTTAAATAAATCAATCTGACCTATTTGTATATGCCACGGTGCAAATACTCCCCATTCTTTTTTATTTTGCCTAGCTATTGTGTCTTGAGCAAAGTCATAAATAATACCAGCTATGTCTTCAGCGCACATGCTATGCCACATATGGTAATTATTTAGTATATACTGAGTCACTTGAGCATCAAAAGCTAAACCATTATATGATATATGCCATTGCTTCTCATCTCTATTTGTATGTAAAAATTCTATGAAATCATCAAAATCATTTTGTAACTCATGTACTATAAATACTCTTTCCTCAGAGGTTTTATAATGCTGAAATACTGCTACAAAACAATTTGATAATGTTTCATAATCCATTATGTAGTGATCCATACTAAAGTTTTAAGCAAAAAAAAAGAGGTTATAATACCTCTTTTCTTTTTTATTTGATATAGTTTAAGCTGGCATGATAATGTTAGATATTTTAGTTTCCTTAGCATCAACATTCATAAAGTCTTTATAATTAAATGAGCCTGCATTAATTGCAAATAATTCAATAAAGTTTTCAATCTCTTCTTTTTCTGTAATATAAAATTCAGAAAAAGTTTCAACCATAACTCTTTGTTCTTTCATTACCTTGCCAGTTTCGTTATTAGGAAACTTTAATTTTTGAGGTTCACCATCATCATTTAATCTAGGCATCATGGTAAACGTTTGTTTTTTATTCTTGGAAATAACTACTATAATCCCGCTAGCAGGATCAAACATTGCTTCCACATATGGGCAGTCTTCACTGACTGCAATCATGTTAAATGATTTAACTCCTCTAAATGAAGAGGATATTAACATCATGTTCTGACCAATTAGTTTTTTTACACTCATTAATTATTTTTTTCTAAAGATATAGAATTATTGTGTAATAAAGCAAACTCATCTGGAATTTTTTCAAATAGTGTTTCTTTTTCTAGATCAGGAGGTGTGCATAGTTCATGTGTTTCCTTTATAATATCTAAGCTTACATCTAATGCTTCTGCATATGTTTCATGATGTTCACTTGGATCCAGGTAAGATTGTATATACTTACTTATTCTACCAACCTTACCAAAGTATTTTAATATCTTATGTTTTGTTTTAACTGAAAATTTAGAGTAATGTCCTTTTACGAACATATCAAAGTCATGCTCATATTTAGAATAGTCAAAAATGTAAATTTGCTTGTCCTTCATTCTTTCTTTATGATCTAACAATGGATGTGAATCCAAATGTCTTCTCTCAAAATTTCTGAACTTTAAGTTTGCATTTGTATGATAAATACAGATATACCTATAGTCATGTGGCTGATAAAGACCATCCCAGCAGATATATGTTTCTACTGGGACGTAATCTTCACCTTTCCTTATGTCTAATAAAGGATACAAAAAAATCTTTGATTTTTGAAAATACTGCATATAAGCCTGAGTCATATTATAATTTTATTTTATTTGTTGCAAAATTATAAGGAAGGCTATAATCTTTCTCATTATAATGGTACTCAGCTACGTTCAATGCATCGGTTAACATAAAAGCCCATCCTCTCATAGTATCATCAAGAACTTCAAAAATGTAAACTTGATTATACTTGTCTATTACAACAAACTTAAACAAAATTTTGTAATCATCACGTATTTTTTCATCTAAATTTTCATATACAAGTTTAAAATATATTGCAGCCTGCAAGTAATATTTATAATACTCAACAGTCTCCTCAAACTCAACTATAGTCTTAGATGTAGTCTTGAGATCACAAATTGTGACAGTTTTATTTTCATGGTCTATTTTATAGAAATCTACGTAGCCGTGTAAGCCAAACTTTTTTTGTTTAAGTGTACACTTTAAATATTTTTCCACATATCTTTCTTCTGAATCTAACTCAAAGTCAGTCTCATTATTTGTAAATAGTTCCTTCACATCAGCGTGTGAGTTTAAAATATCCACGTAGTCATTGCAACGAGCAAGGGTATCTTGGTCAATAACATCCACAGTTTTATTGAGAATAAATTTCCAATATGTTTCATAATCATCAATTTTAATTTTAGCAATTCTTTGTTCATCAGTCTTAAGTGACTGATGCAAATTCACTTCTTTCAGAACATCTATTATTAGTTCATCATTAATATCTTCTAACTTTGCAGCATCTGTTTTCTCAGATAGTATGTGTAATACTTTTCTTACACTATCTGTAGGAGTTTTACCTGGTACAATCTTAAATTTCTTTTCAAGATTTTCAGGTTCTAGCAATAAGCAATGAACAAGCTTACCTTCAACTAGATGTTTGTCAGTACGGATCTCACGGTCCTGTAATATATACTCCTTATAAAATATAGAAGGAGAGAATAATAATTTATTTATAGAGGAGTAGCTAAAGTTAAAGTCTTTAGCATAGAACTCCTCTTCTTTTTGTTTGTCAATCATACTTTAAAATATATATCTAATTGTATCAATATTAAAATAGGCTGAATATAAAAACTTCCAATGATCAAGATATGCTTCTTTATCTTTAAGCGGATATCTCATTACACCAGATTCATTCTTTACTTCACATGAAGCAGCCATTAACTTCTGTGCTTGTTCTGATGCTTTAGCCATCTGATTAGCGTGATTAGTTAATGCAATAACTTCACACTTATTCTCACCGGCTATAGCTCTAACCATTTTAAATAGATCAGAATAACGTTCTGACCATTTATAATCAAATACCACAGGACTGTAGTTTATATGAACTTCCCATCCTAATTTCTTAAGACGGTTAATATCATGTATCCTATCTTCTATCTTTTGCATTTTAGGTTCAAGAACATCAGCAAAAATCTGAGGCATTAGACTAACTCTAACTCTAGGCTTCTTATTAAAATGATTAACATCTAAATTTAACAAACCTGGATACTTAGTAGCCATGGTTGTATTAAGTCTTGGATGATCATCATATCTTTTAAGATAGTCTATCAATGGTTCTGGTGTATGTTTTTGCATCAATACTAAATCAGTATTACATGCAATATCCACCATAGTATATATAGGGTCTTGTTGATCAGGTACCTTAGTAAAGCCCTCTTCCCATTTAACAACCGAATTAAATATGTCATCTACATTTGTATTTACAAAGACTCTTGTACCGTTATACCGGGACATGTAACAATAAGTATTTACACAGCCACCAAAGCATCCGTAGATTAAATTGGGAGCTATGCAATTAGCACTATTGTTATTGTTCTTTGTTGTTAGAGTCTTTGTCTTCTGTTCTTTGATCATAGATTCTTTTTAATCTTTCTGGTAGTACAACTCCATAGTTACACTTATCACAGCATCTGCCATCATTTACAGGCTCAGCATTATGCCCAATGGGCTCAAAGTTTTTGCCACATATACTACAAATATATTCTTTATCCATACATCTAACTTTAGTTTAGTAAAAAAAGGGGTGGTGTGCAGACGTTCTGCACACCATTTCTAATCAATTATGGCTACCCCTAAAACGGTAAGTCTTCAGTATATTCAGACTTCAGTTTTAAATCTTTAGGTCTTATATCAAATACAGACTCAGAGTTTGTAAGGCCTACATGACTCAATATAGTCTTGCACATTTTATTAGATATTGCACCTACAGCAAAAGGAGTTAAACAACCTTTTACATGCAAAGCTCTAACTAACATATTAAAACCATATCCATTATTACCCTCAACATAAGGAATATCTACTAATTGTTTCCTTAATGATTTTACATTTACACTATTCCAGTTTCTTGCATTACCAAGTAACTCTTTATAGAATGCAAATATTAAAGCCAATTTATCAAATGATTTTTCAATATTGCAATTAGCCATCATTTCTAAAGCTAAAGCTATACTATCTCTATCACCAGATTTAATCATCTGAGATATAGATTTGCATTCTTCTGGCGTAAGAACAACCGAATCTTCATTACAATAGTTTATAAGATCAGTATCTTTAACTAACTTATCAGGGTTATTTATTAAATAAGTTAAATTTTCAGAGTGTGTAACTAACCAAAATTCATGACCTTTATCTCTAAGTTTATCATGTCTATCACTAAAAGCATCTCTAACAGTATGATTAAAGCCATAAGGTATTCTATTATCAATAAAAATAAAACCATCTTTATTTATAACATGATCAACAAAGTGACAGATTTTATCATATATAGTTTCAGAAACATAAGCTTTTATTTTAGGTAGATATACTTCTTTTATATCTGATCCTGAGTAAAAGCTATGCCAGTTATATTCAGTTAAACTTTCAAAATATTTATCTGATGTAATAATATAATCTGCTTTATCCATATCTCTTACAACTTTTATATTATACTTATCTTTTAAAAGTTGCAATTTAACTTGCGGCAATGCTAATTTTGGAGTTCTATAGAAACTTGTATCTTGTAAATTGTTTTTATCAAACTTAGGTATACTAAATGCTGGATTAGATCTTCTACCGTTAGAAATAGAACTTAGACCCCCAATATATGAGTAGTCTTCATTAGATCCTACATGATAATTTTTATGTTTATTTACAAAGGTAATGGCATCTTCATCAACTAAAACAGATTTTACCCACGATGAATCAGTTGGGTAAATGCTTAATGTATATAATTTTTCTATTTTCATTTTAAGTACTTTTTATATTCTGGTTTTACACTCACTTTAAACGTATAAAGATTGCGGTTATGAATTGAAATATCTTTTCTAACTATTTTCTCTAAATATTTAAATGATTCAGTGTCTAATCTATTTTCTACTTCCAACTGTAGAATCATATCTTCAGCTGAATTATGATATAATTTACTTAGATCTGATTGTTCCTCCCAAAACTGTACATCTTTATCTCTACTAAACTTATGTATATAAGAATATATATTTTGAGCCAATTGCCACATTAAATGTGGTTTCTTTGTATAGTTTATTGTAGGAAGAATCTTAGCTGCTACAGCTATGTTCTCTTCATCATATGAATTTACCCACTGCGTTATTTCATTAAGAAGGTCTTCAGTTAGATCTATTAGATTTGCAGAAGCATGTAACAATGTTTCACCACCGATTACTTTTAATTCACCTATATCTATAAGATATGCTATGTTTAAAGCTAAGGCTGAAATACCCCACTCATCAATGAGAGTTGTTTGTCCAGAACAGTTATATGAACTTATTCTTCCTTCAAGTTTCTCATCATAAATTACAGCTTTATCATGATTATCTATCATATGATGACCTCCGGTAAATGCTTCATAATTCCAAAGCCTGTACATCATTACAGTAGATTGAATTTTTTCTCCATGTTCAAATCTTTGAAAAAATTCATCATGTGTAATAATTACATCTGCTTTTTCATAATCATTAGTAATTGTTAAACCTTTTTCTTTAGCTACAGCTTTTAATCTATCCTGTGTTATTGGAGATCTTGGTAGTATAAAAGCCCTCTTATAGTTATTAAGAGCTGTTGGTTTTATATTCTGTATAGAAAGCATATTTTTAATGTTCTCATATCTAGTTTCATCTTGTGTTATAAGCACATCAGACACTTCAAAATCAGATGAAAGAACCCCATAAAGGGGCTCTTTATCCAATTTAAAATGATCTAGTGCATCTTGATTGTATTCTTGATATACACTCTTATTTGCCATATTATTTTACAGTCATTTTAATTATTTCAGGCTTCATCATAAGCTTATTAAACTTCTGCTTGTTCCCGTTAAAAATAGTTCTTACAACTAAGTACTTAAGATCATTAGTGAAATACTCTTTTGTGCAAAGAGTTTCCAATCTATCAGTAATCTTTTGACTAATTGTATTATCCTTAGAATATACTACTGCAAAGTTTGCAAGTCTGGTTGCTAGGGTAGATGCAATATCTGCACGATAGTTATCATCTTTACCAATACAACCGGTTAACTCACCAAGAATATATTGCTCATTGTCATGAGTCAATAGATCTTTTGGTGTAACTAGTTTATCTAACTTATTATTAATAAATACAGTAAACATAGAAGCAAACTCTTCACCTACTGATCCTTCACCAATCATTTGAATATATGAAAGGTTAGCCTCAAAGCTTTCAAAGCTAGAGATAGAATTAAAGAAAGTGGTGATTGCACGAGCATTTGTCTCTTGAGTCACAAGCTCAGGGTGTAGTAGCATGAAGTTAATACAACGTGTATCAATTCCTTCTTCTTCCGCCCAACGAGCCCATACGTTTACATCAAACTGCAAGTTAGCAGTAATATAACGTGTTTTCTGTGCAGCATCAATAGAGTTAACCATATAGTCTCCGTTATCTGGATTTGCGGTTAACACAATATGCCAGTCTTGCGGTAGTGACCACGAGATGTACGTCTGACGATCAATCAGTTCCATTACGGCCTGAATAAATCTAACGTCTGCACGGTTCCAGTCATCAAGAAGTAGGATACCACCTTTCTTCTTGTCTGAGATCCACTCAGGTGCAGCATATGACATACGGTTCTTACCTGTCATCTTGTAACCATTGCTTAAATAGTCACTTACTGCGAGCTCACTTACCCACTGCCCAATCTTCTTTGTAACAGAAGCATTATTGGCTAGCTGGGCAACATCTTTAGATGCGGCAGTCTTTGCACCGTAAGCTACAGCGTCTTTGTTGTTATTAATAGATACAACTTTCTCTTTATACATTTGGAACTCTCTAACTGGGAAACCCACGAGATCACCTAGCTCCTCAATCTGAGCTAAGTTTAGTTTTACAAAATCAAGGTTATGTTCCTCAGCAATTTGTTTTACTGTGGATGTTTTACCAATACCTGATTCACCTAGAACTTCTATAGCAACAGGAAGTTTTCCCTGTCCCTGTAGAAATCTATTATTGTTTATAATGTGGCCCATAAAGCCTCTTAAGTCATCAATGTTTAAATTTACTTGTGCCATAATTGTTTAATTTAATTGTATTTTTTTTCCGGGTAATTCTTCGTTTATTCTGCAATGACTGCTATGTACCCACAAAGCATTCTTTGGACAGTTCTCTGGGGCCCATGCCTCACCATCCGTAAAATATATAAGAGCTGTATAACGCCCGTGTTCATTGTAGTGATCTATGACAGGTTGAAATGATGTACCACCTCTACCATGTATTTGCCAATCACGCTTAGGATTAAAAGGTTCAATTGAATTGATACTTGTATCACACTGCACTACTGTAATCTGATGACCAGTCTTGTGCATATGTGTTAACTCAGACCAAAATTCCTCAAGTTCCTTTTGACTTACAGATCCTGAAGTATCAACACCTACGCAGATGTGATTTTTGAATTTAATCTTTAGTCCTGGATTTTCAGAATACCTTTTATTATACTTTCTTCTTAGCTTCTTTGTATAAACTATAGATGAATTACCAACAAACCTTCTAAGGTAACCACGCCAATCAAACTTGGGTGGTTCTACATGACGGAGTCTTTTAATTAAGTCCGCCAACTCACCTGGAATATTACCGCATCTCTTCTCAGTCATCTCAGCATTTTCTTTGAGCTGATGCTCAACCTGCTTTTGGATTAACTTCTTTTCTGCTTCAGATAAATCTTCAATCTCTTCCCATGTGGCATGATCATATGGAGTACTTCCATCCATTTGATCCATTAATTCATCAAGAGATGGAGATGAGCCATCTTGACGAGCTTGTTGTAATAACTCATAATATGTTTTAGTACCAGCTCTTGCAGGAAGATCTAACTCTGGAAATGAATCCATTGTTATACCTCCATCAGGAAGATAATCTTGATCAATGTATTGATTGATCTCCAAATCCGCAGCTATATTAAATAACTTCTTATCTGCATACTGATCTCTGACCAACAAATGCCCAAATGATATATGAAGAAGTTCATGTTTTAATAAACCAATCCTGTGTTTATCATTCAATCCTGTAAAAAATTCAGGGTTAATTGCAAGCTGTACACCAATGCCGTGTTTACTAACACCAGCAGTAGGAAGCTTATCTGTATAAACCTTATTAAGGCCAACTAAAAAGAGCCCATAAAAGGGCTCTGTAAAAATTAGGGTTTTACTTGCTTTTGAAACTAAATTTGCTACCATTTTACTTTGAATTTACCATCTATGAATTTATATTCTTCTGTTAAAGCATGAAAATGCTCAACAACCAATGATTCATAAATGAGTTTTATATTTTCTATATTATCACTTTTTAATTTTGATATGCTGTTATACAGCTCTTGCATTGTGAGATCTTGATAATTCCACATGCTCTGACCAAGCATCTCTATAAGATGACGTCTGCCACCATATGAAGTTTTTTTAAGAATAAGCCTTATAATCTCTTCCTCAGGGTTTAAGTTTTTAATTGTCTCCAAGGCCATCTCAACATCTTCAGTATTTGAAGAGTTTAACATCTTAGATAAATTATTAAATACCTCTAAATCTATTTTTAATATTTCTTTTGTATCCATTAGTCCTCTATTTTTAAGGTTTTTCTCATCCAATCTGGTTTTTCCTTTCTGTTCATATGAACAATCCATTCCTTTGCAGATGGGATGTAATTATTGCAATCTTCTTTGACATGTTGTTCACCAACATATCTTGTATACACGGTCTTACCGTCTGAATTAATAAATGATTTACCAAAGATTATTTCACATTCAAAAATACCTTCACTGTGATGACGATATAATCTGTGCATAGAATGACCTATCCACTTTTTAGTTTCATCAAACCACTCATGTATTTTAATGTAATCTTCAGGAATGCCACCCCATTTTCTCACTGAGGATTTAGCATGTAAAGAAGGATGAGCCATTAATCATCAAATATTAAAGCATCCCATGAGTATGGATCTACAGTTCTTTGATTATAATCAGCCTCAATGGATTTATCTTTTACATTAATTGTTACACTGCCATATCCACCGTCATTATTTACCCAATCTCCACCATAGCTATTAACACAATCTTCAATTAAAGAATATATATAATCTTCTAAGTTTTGATCTGCTCTATAGTCTATTAGATTATCATCAATATCATAGAAAGTATAATCATGAACTTCTCCAGAATCACCTTGACCATCAAAGTCAGCTATTACTTTTTCTATTCCGTGATCCATTAATCTGCTCAGTAGTGGTAGCAGTTCCATTGGTTCTTTTTGTTTTGCCATAATTTATAATTTCAATTATTACTCCTGGCTTTTCTTTATCATATTGATATGGTTTGAATATGGGAATGATAAATTCCATATTATCATCTTCTATCCAACCATGTGTTACCATATCATCTTGCACTGTTTGTGCAGGATTTATGTAATCAAACTTATGTTTAGTACCACGAATAAAAGTGAAAGCAATTGTGACCGGTAGTTTATGCTTCTTTAGTTCCTTCTGAAACTGAGATGCATATTTTTGATAGAAAGGTTTTGTGTCCTTTCTATATTTCATAACTGTTTTACTAGATATGAAGTACTTGCCTGTCCATCTTCTTCCATTTTTACTACTAGGTACATTACCTGGTATAAAATATTTAGCCATATTATTTATGTATAGTCTCCTTAAGGAGAGGTTTTAAATTAGCATGAACTTCATCAAAGCCATACTCTTTTACTGCATCTGATATATCTTTTGCTAGATCTAAAGCACAACCATTTATATCATAGTTCTTTTTATAAACAGCAATTGCTTTTTTACCGGCATCATCATTATCAAATAAAGTTATTACTTTTTTATATTTACTCTTTAGATTCTCAATTATATAAGGCTTAATCAAAGTATTCTCACTGTCTGGAGCAATGACCTCAAGATTATAACCAAATCCGGCTAGAGACATCACATCTTTTAATGAAGAAGCAATAACCAAATAAGGCTGCTTATACTCCAACTGATCTAAACCTTGAATATAAGATTCAATTTTGTAAAACTTAAACCCATCACGAAGAGGCTGATAGATTTTAAATATCTGACCATGTTTATTGTAATAACCATACATGTTCTTACCACGTATAGTCTTTTTTTCCACGGTCCCATTATCAGACTTTATTAAATTATAGTAATCAATAGGTCTAACATTATATTTAGATAGCATAGAGCTACCAATCCTGTATTGTAACCAGTAAACCGCATCATCCTGGTTCCAGGACCGTGTCTTTACTAGTTCAACTTCCCATTTAGGTTGAGGTTTAAATTCTATCTTAACTGCTCCATTTTGCGCTACAAATTTATTATAGTCATTGATCATCTTTTCAACTGCAGAAGCATAATTTAAATCAAATATATCTTGTATAAGATTAATCTTGTTACCACCTTTACCGGTTGAAAAGTCTTTATACATATAGCAACGTTTCATTTTATCTACATATATGCATAAACTAGCTGTACGTTCTGAAGGATTCCAAATAGATTTTATTTTTATATCCTGTCCACTAAGATGTTCATTGAGTTTTAAATAATACTGAAAAACCCAATAGCTAGGAACAGATGATTCGTTTGCAACTAAGTTTTTTGTACTAATCATATTTCAAATTTAAAAAAAAATTGCCGGCACAAGACCGGCAATTTCAAACCCTAAACTATTCTACAGTTTCTATAGATAATGAATCAGCTTCTACAGCTGGTTCTTCAGCTGGTGCTTCTTCTACACTAGAACTTTCTGAAACTTCTACTTTTTCAGCTGAATCTGTGCATTCTCCTTTGCTACAAGACACAAGAGTTAACGCACTTACCGCAATAAAACTTAAAAATAACTTTTTCATAATAAAAAAATTAAGGGATTAATAAAAAAGTAGAGGGGACACGCCAAACAGTCCCCCTGAATTAGTGATTTAGGCCTACTAAAACTACTTGCTTGTTATGTTTTACATTAAAACACCCGCGCACGCAGGAAAAAAAATTTATAGATCAAAGTCATCCCCTGTATTAGAACTAGCAGGTTCAAAACTTGATGTAGTTTGAGTTTTCTTTAACTCTTTTACATGATCTTCTTTAGAAAACTTATATAATTTTGAATTTTCTACATCCAAAGCTTCTAATGAAACTCCGTCTTTAGAATTTCTTGGTAAGAATAAGTCATAGTTAATATAACCTTCCTTATTTTCCCACTCTCTACCGCCAACACATGCATTTATGAATGTATCTCCAGATAAAACGGAATCTGCAGATTTCATAAATTGTTCAATAGTGTCAGCTTCAATCATATCTAAGTCATCACGCTTATTTAATACTTCAGATAAATAAATCATAGATTTAAGAACTTCTGTATCTCTTTTTACTTCTCTACCACTTGGTAAAGTAGCATCTTTAAACGGATATGGACTTAATCTAATCCTACCAACTTGACCTTCATATCTAGGCCCATTTGCATCATTAGGGTCTATAAGAAAACCCTCAAACTCTCCGCCTACTGGCTCTGATTCTACATGCAATACTACATTATATGCATCCTTATCATAAGGTGTTTGATCAAATGTGATGCTATTAATTTTTACTTTCTGATTACCTACTCCGATAACAGGTCTTGCTTTGCCTGAACCGGCACTCATGTCTTTTGTACTTAACATACTTTTTAATTAATTAATTATTTATTTACTATACTCAATGATGCAATCTTTAACATATTGCAAATCATTTTCAATGAAGGATTCTTCAAACATACCCATTGGTGATTTACATGTGTTCTCACCATTAGTTTGTGTTTCAAATCCATATCTTAATGTTCCATCTTCTTCTTTGATAACCTTACCAAAAAGTACAATAGAAAATAAGCCTTCCAAAGTTAATGCATTATCTATCATCTTACCTACAGTTTTTGCTTTAACTTTTCTATGGCCATTTATATCAGTTGACTCCTCTGAATGAGTTAGAAAAAAACAAAACAAATCATCTCTCAAATCTTTTGGCATTTTTGCAACCTGAGCTAGGTTTGAAGCTATTGAGGTAAATTTATCATATCCTTTTTCATTTGCTCTATCAAAGTATTCAAAAGCAGACATATATTGCCAGTCATCAATAACTAAATTAGTTATATGTGGCATTTTATCATTTACATGTTGTATAGCTTTCATAATCCCTGTAGCTGATGACGCATTTGTCATATTACCCGTGGGATTATCTTTGCTAATCAATGTGTATTTAGATTTCCAACCTTTAAAAGGTAAGGGTTTATTTGCAATATTAATCCAAAATGTTTCTTTTGGATCTAAATTTCTACCAGATGTAGATTTACCTGACCCTGAGTCAGCAATTACTAAAACGCTTTCTGCCATTATTTATTTATTTAATTGTTTTGCTATTGATTCTAAAGCTATTGCTATTCTTTTAAGATATTGTTTCATATTATCATCAGGATTAGGAAGATCTTCTAATTCAAATATAGTTTTAGATTCTTCTTTCCTGCTTGTTACATCATTTATAACAATTAGCTCATTTACAGGTATAAGATGTCTTTCAAAACCTGAATTACTGGTTATGAGTTCATACTCTTCCTTCCAGTGAGCATTATATTTATGAAGATATAATGTTCTTTTAGGATCTTCTGATTCATAATCAATACTTACAAATTCTGTATATATGTCTTCACCTTTCTCAAGTTCACTTGGAAAGAATGATACATATAAATCATCTTTGCCATTTGGCCTATAAGCCATTTTTGGTATGTATAATGCATTAAGATTTCCAATTGTTTGAAAATAATCTTCATGCTCTTCTCTAAGTTCAGAGACTTTCTTTTTTCTTTCGGCTGGAGTCATTACTTTACTTTTAGTACTTATCATCTTCTATCTTGTTGTTCTGGTGTGGCCATTTCAGATATCTGCATTTTTTCAAATTCTCCTCTAAAGAAACTCATCCGTGTATCACCATTTCTTGCTTTAAGAAAGTGTAATACAAGAGTTCTATCATCTTTTATTATATATCTGTCTGGGCCATAATATCTGATCTTTTGTTTTGCAGGACGGTTAATACCAATTAAGTTATCTGCGTGTTGTAACATTGCATCTGAACCAAATATATCTGATTCTAATACATAGTTGCCATATTTACCATCTACAGCCCGGTCAGGATTATCTATATTCCTATTAAGCTGAGACAGTGCAATAAATAAACACGGATAATCTCTTTTACATTGTGTAAAAAACTCACCTAACTCAAATAGCATATCTAATCTATTGTTTTGATAAGGAGCTCTTTTTACAAGTATAGTGTGATCCAGTGTAATAATAGTTTTGGCACCCTTGTGTTCATCCATATACATATCAATCTGTTCACGCATCTGATTTACGGTCATAGGTCTGCTGATAATATCAACAGGATTCTTAACCCTATCTTTTGCATATTGATGACATGTATTTATTACATCCGTAGATAATTTACTACCTGCACTACATAATTCTTTATAAGTTTTTCCAGTTAGTGAACTAAATTCACGCATAGCTGAGGTTCTACCAACCATCTCAAATTGAAATTCTAGAACTCTAAAATTATCATCTGGATTTAAATCAAATGATTCTCTTATGATCTGATCTTTAATAAGAGTTTTACCTGAGCCAGGACGTCCCCCTATAACAGTTAAAGTATTCCACTCTAAACCATCTGTGGTTGCGTCATTAAACTTAGGCCACGGGGTATATACAGACTTTTCAAGTCCTTTTTGTCTATTTAGCATATATTTCAATGCTTCATTGAATGATTCATATTGACCACCCCATGCTGGTTTTTGTCTACTCATGCGGTATTTCCATTATATATCTTAAACATTCATAATAAAACTTCTTTCCTGATTCTTGAGCAAGTCTTTTGCAAGTAACATGGGTTGCCCATATTGCTTGATTTTTATTCATACTGCTACTAAAATCTTCTTTACTGAAGTTCTTATGTTCTTTTATTAATCCATTAACAAATTCAATTACCAAGTCTTTATCAATTTCTTCAACCGTTTGATCTTTCATACTACTTTTTCTTTAAAATGATCACTTTCAGTAGTTATACCATCTCTAATCATATCACAGTAGTCTGCAAGTTTTGAAGTTTTGACCTTGTGTTTGTCTTGTTTAGATATAAAATACTGACTATTCTGCATGTAAAGATAATTGTTTCTTTGATACTCATTTACATACATTTTAGTAGCCTTTATAATCTCTTCCCAGCTATAATCATACTCTGCAAAGAACCATCTAAAATTTTCAGTTAGTATTTTAACATTATTTCTTGCAGGTACACCTGATGGTAATTTACCTTTGGGAAATATATCTCTGTATTGACTAACATTCAACTGTCCGGAATTTCCTAACAGTTGCTTATTTGTTTTATTTTTATTTACAGTGAAGTAATTATTCAAAGTAGCTATTACTTTTTCACCTTCAACAGTTATGGAGTTATCTTTATTGATATATCCTTCTTCTACAAGACTTTTTATATCAAATTCTCCCCATGTATATGGAGTTATTCCTTCATTAAATGCAAATAATATCATGCATTGATTAGGAGTTATTCCGTACTTCTGTATTTTTTGAAATAGTTCTAACATAATCTTTGTATTTTTTTATTATTTCATCATGTATTTCTAAATAAAATTTATCCCCATACTCTAGAAAAGTTTTCACTTTTCTACGAGAATAAAGTATAGTAGCATGATGAGAATTTAAAAATCTTGATACTTCACTTACACCAAAGCCTAGATCTTCACATGCTATGTATATATAACATTGTTTAATTGTAACCCATTCTCTCTTTCTAGTTTTTTTCTGTAAGTCAAGATACTTTATATACTTAGGATAATTAGTTGTTACATATTCAGAAAATAGATTCCACAAACCAGATAATGATACATATCCAGCTTCTTTCACACTATTGCAATATACATACAGCGTTATACCGTATTTGTTAAACATTTCAGATTTAAAATCAACAATTTTATTGTCAATTTCTTCTTGTAATTCTATAATCATAGTGAACTATAAATTTAATAAATTTATATGATTTTACCAAGTTATTGGTTGATGATTTTGGGTCAATAAATGGCTGTTTATATTGTTAAATACATCCTTACAATCCCACTCTCCACCTTTATATGCAGCAGATGCTGGATGAGGTGTTTTGTATATTTTTTGATTATTAAGACGTAGTTGCCATTCTTCAGCTTTTTTGCCTAATAATGCAACAGCTAAATCTTTATTATTATTATTTATTGCTGATAGTATCATTTGAGTTATAGGCTTCCATACGTCATAATGACTACCAATTTTACCTATTTCTACAGTAAATGCTGTGTTAAGCATTAAAACACCTTGTTTTGACCATCTACTAAGATCTGGATTCATGCTATCATACTGACTTCCATTTAGTGCTTTAAATATATAACGCAATGATGGTTGTAATTTCATTGTTTTACTACAACTAAAAGATATGCCATCTGCAACACCTAACTGTGGGTATGGATCTTGGCCAATTATTATAACTTTCAGCTGATCAAATGGACATTCTTCAAATGCTCTAAATATCTCAGATAATTTGGGTGTAAATCTCTGATCATTTTCTACATAAGATTTTAGTTTATATATGCTAATCTCAAATGCTTCTGAATCAATTATAGGATCCATTATCTTGTTCCAACCACTGCTATTTAATTGTGTTTTGAACTTTTTTCTTATATTGTTTATGTTAATATCAATTTTATTCATAAATTTATACTATTAAAGTTTATAATTATGTCTGAGGAAAAAATACCAGTGCAAGATACATATGATTTTACAAAGAACATTGAAGATATATCTTTGAGTACAACGTATATATTTGGTCTTGAACAGTTGATGGTATACTTTTTAATGAAGAAGGATGATCCTTCTGGAATTTCAGTAATGTTTGACAAATTTAATAAATATGTTGATGGCAAACTAGACACTGAAAAAGATCCATTCACAGAAGAAGAAGCTCATTTATATACAATCTTTTCTTTACAACAGCTGTTAAAAGCTAAGGCTTATGAACAGGGTCTTAATATAAAAGTTAATGCTACTATAGATCAATCTTTAATAACTGAGCTTCTTAAGGCTACTGAGGCAAATGATTATGATAAATTTAATGAGATTAATAAAAAAATGCAGGATCAGCTTAATGAACAGTTATCTTAATTGAATACCAAGATCATCTCCTAATCTCACACACTCCTGGATACATAGATTTAAATCATCTTTATCACAGTCTGCAAAAGATTTACAATACTCTTGTTTATCCTTCATAAAACATAGTCCAACATTACGTTTAACCATAAGTTTTACTTCTTCAAAGGTATAACCAAGATCATTTGCAATCTCTCTTATCATAACATGCAATCTTGCAAGTTGTGCATTACTACCTTTTCCGGTAGTTACACTTATAAACATTTCTAAATTTGCACCATCAGGTAAATCTTTTAAAAATGTATTGAATCTTGTTTGTTGAATTTTAGCAGGAAAATCAAGCTCTCCATCTTTAACAGAGAGCTTTAAAAATATATTATTCTTCATTAGCTGCTTTTTCTAATATATTAAATAAAGCTTGGACTACACCAAAGTGTCTGAATTTAGTTGGTGTGTCTATAATATGTATAAACCAATCACCATCTGTAGTTTCATCATTTGAACAAGATGAAAATAATACACCGCTTACATCTTTTGTATAATAATGGTAGTCATAACCATTGTCAGATTCTTCACTTAATATTGTTTGCTTTTCAAACTCTAATAATTCTAATTGTCTTTCAGTCATTTTAATAATTTATCAGTTTCTAAATTTACTTGATCTTCTGTCCAGTCAGGATACTTAACATGTAATAACTCATGCACTATATCCTCTTCAGTTAGATCTCTATCATGGTATATTACTGCATCTTTGGTAAAAGAATCATATTTAACTCCTATAAAGTAACAATCTTCTGGTGGACAATCACATAAAACCTGTTCATTACTTAAGGGTTCTAATCTAACTGTCCAATCAGTTAACTCTAACTTCTTAAGCCATTTGTTAATCATTTTTCTTTCTTTTAATCTAAACTTAAATTATAATTTTCTAGTAGTCTTCTAATCTCTTCTCTAATCTTATCAGCTGTTTCCATTTCTTCTGAGGATGCTGTTTGATTATGGTTAATAATTGAGTTTTGGTACTTAGCTATGCTTCTTAGTTCTTGGTCAAGGTCCCACATTGCTAGTTTCCATTTATAGCCATCCAATGCTGTTCTAGCATCTTCTGCCTCTTCTACTCCGTCAAATTCTAGTGTTATTTTCATCATTTTTCAGTTTATAATCTTACTTTATTACACTTTTTATCAGTCTTTAGCCTTACTTTTTAAAAAGACTTAACCACCTCACTGTCTGCAGGTGCAAGAGATTACGGAGCTAATTGCATACATAATCTAGTTAAGCCTTTA